CAAAAATGCGAATGAATCGCTTTGCTATGTAATAATGGAAAAGGCTAAAGATTTAGGTCTAGAAACAGGTTGAGTTTTGAACTATCAAAAAGCCAACTTGGACTACAGGCTACGGTAAAAGAAGTAGCACCCGAGTATGAAGTAATACCACGCAAAAAATGTCAGAAATGTAAATGTTATTTGGCTAAAGGAGTAGTTAGTTTTTTGTGTTTGAAATGTTCTATAAAACAAAGTGAAATCTAAACACATGACCGAAATGATAGTTTGTCCGCATTGTTCAAAATGTATTAAATTCAGATTAGAATTAATTAATGGAACTATGCCGGAGATAGACCAAATTAGCAGGACTACTTATGAAGATATGCGTCCGACATTAATTGCAACTTCGCTGTTAAGAGATCTGCAAAAGCAAAGTGAAGGAATCTTAGATCGGTAAATTCTTCAATTCCTCTTCCGTTGGAAGAGAACCACTATATTTTTTTTGAATTTCATTAAATTTTGTTTCAATGCTTTTTCCATCTCGATAATTTTCATGTTTGCCTTTTTCATAAAGTGTAAGCCAAAATTTATGTTTCTCTTCATGAGAGATCGAAATGTGACCGTTTTTACCATCATCATATTGTGGTAATAATTTCTGTATAGCTTGTAAAAAGTGTTGGTGACATAATTCATGATTATCTTTTGTATTAGGGCATTCAATTTTTTTTTCAAAGTGAATAATCATCTTAGCTGATCTCCAAAACTTGGATCCTTGAAACTCCTTCACTATCTACTGCAAAATACCAGGTATTGCCCCCATCATTTTTTCCTTGAACCTTGCATACTTGACTCGATAAAGAACTTGTAACAAAAGGCAAATTTAAATTAATTTTTCCTAAACTAGAACTTGAATTAGTACGTTGTGTGGCTTGATCACCGTCTATGCTGGCAGTCCATCTCCAGTACCCAGTTCCACCCCCGCCATTCATTGATATATAACTATCACATACGGCAATCCCACGACCATTGACAGAACTAGCTGTCCAATCCATGTCAGTTACATCTACAAAACTGGATGACGAAGAAGAAAATTGTGAGGTAGTTTCTACTAAAATATTATTGAGAGTTACCCCCCCTGGTGTAGTTGTCACCCATTGAGGTGCAGTAGCACCCCCATTTACTTCTAAAACTTGGTTTGCTGCACCTATTGCTAAGCGTTGAAGATTTGAACCATCTGAATAAATTACATCGCCAGCCGTTAAAGATCCTTGTGTAACCCCATTCATATCAAGCGCACCACCGTCCTGTGAAATTGTACCATCATGAGTATGTGGCTTTAAAACATTTGAACCACCACCCGAAAAGCCCATGATTAACCCCTATCTTGTGTGAATCTTCGCTGTTCTGTTGTGTAATAAATCGGTGTTACTTGCGCTAAAATATCACATGTTCCTGCTGCTCCTGCCGTTACTTGAATGCTCACAATAGATTGATTGTTTATATTTTGATCTGCACCCGAACTTAATGAAATGGCAGGTTGACCATTCACGCTGAATGTGCTTGCGTTTGTACCGTCTTGATTTTTAATTGCTGCTGAAATTGCAAAACTTCGGTATTGAGAAGGATAATGAATTGTTTGAGTGGTTCCCGCTGCTACAACATCCGAAACGTATGTACTTTCCGCTGTTGTATCAGAAGGTTTTGTATTTACTAAATATCCTTGTATAACTTGGGGCATTATCTAAAATAGATTTGCATACTTGACTAAAAATGAATAAGCAGCAATACCACCGCCTGTTGTGGTCTGTGCGCAATTATAGGCAACCTGCTTCCCGCCAGCCGCCGCTCCCACTTCTATGGGTATAGGACCACTTACAACTCTGCCCGCACTGCCAGGATCAGAAGCTTCGGAGAAAAACGTAACACCAGATTGAAGCCCGTTAATTAGTAATCTGTCTTCATATGTTTCACCCCCTGTTGGTTGTGGGTTTGAAACAGAATCTAAGATTACGTTACTGCGATTTAATTGGGTAATTGTTAAGCCTGTTATATCGTCAGTGGCTAAGCCAAAAACGTTAAGGGCTGACCCATCAGTCGTATAAGATCTCATTAAAGGAACTGCCATTTTAGAGACTCTCCGTTAATGTATTGTCTAAACTTCGGGCACCTCTTGCTGCTCCTTGACCTGCGAGCATTGTTGCGCCAGCTCCAATTAATGATTCTACTCCGCCTATTCCATAAGCTGCGATACCTTCTACTGCTTTTGTAACGGGGGAATCTGCATAGGCAGGTGCAAGAAAGCTTGTTCCAAGTCCTACTGCTGCCACAACACCCATGCCAGCCAGAATTTTATTAACTGTTTTACCTGTTTTTAATTTAAATGCCATTCTACATTCTAAGAATAGAGAATTACTTATTAAGTATTTTGTTTTTGATAATACATGGTTATTGGCAAGATTGGGGGTTATTTAGCTCTTGGTCTTGTCGGTGCTTTTCTTCTCAATGCCTTAATCAGACCGCAATCAGCTTTAGGTACAGGTGCAGCACTTCAGGAAACTGGTTCAGGCATAGCCTCAATTGGTGCGGGAATAGGGGAATCTTTAAGATCCATTGGTTCGGGATCTTCAAAGTTACTAGATCCTCTATTCTCATTAAAAGATTTGATTTATGATTCTAAAGTTTCTGGGGCTGCGAATGTAAGTGCAGTAGCACAAAATGAAGGATTAGGATCTAGCCCATCAAGATCTACAATTACGTGGAGCTCTGGAACTACTAGAACAACCCCTACATTGAGTGCAGCAGCAAAATCATTCTATCGTTCCAGAGGAGTTAGTGTCACATGAGAAAAGGCAGCAAAGAGGCGAAAGCATGGGGTCGTAAGATGCAACGACTTAGAAAAAAACCTAAAACTAAACGAAGAAAAACAAGAAAAAGATCAACTCGAAAAGGACAACGTAGAAAAACTGCAAGAAGGGCATATGTTGGTCTAAAAAGGCGTAAAACTAGGCGTAAAAACTCTGAAAGTGCGTGGTCATTTTAAAATTTCGGATCTACGATATAATTCATCATATAACTTGATTTTTTCCTCACGCTCGCGGTCATAAAATAGCTCTTCAAGATCAAATTCATCCCATGCACCACGAACAAACAAAAAAACAAAGATACTATCTGGATCTGAAAAGGTAGTCAAATCCAAATGTATTTCTCACCCTTGCATTTAGGACAATCAATAGTAGTATTGTAAACTGGGTCTAGTTTGTTAGAACCTGTCTGTAAGTCTACGGTTCTTACTATGCCATGCGGATGACCCGTTATGGTATCAGCGCAACAATCACAGGGTGTTAGTTGTTTCATCTTCAGTTCTAGGTTGGGTCTGTTTATTACTGGTGTTGGCTGATTTGATTTTTTCATAAACTCTTTCTATTATGGCTGGGTCTTTCTTAACTGCTTCCTCTACCTGTGGAACCAGGAAAGAGGCAGCCTTTCGATACTTGTTTGGTATCAACTGCATAATAACATCACCTAGACCTGAAGCATTTTGCATGTCTGTTTCGGTTACTGTTGTTCCTTGTTTCATTTTGTTAATTGTTCCTTTAAGTCGTAAAATCTCTTGTCTATATTCCGCTGCGTCAGCCTTCTTTATTTCACCTAAATATTTAATATCATTCTCATAGTCCTTGATACGCTGCCTGGAATGCTTGTTAATACTAGACCTACCCCTAGCGATGTACATAGAGGAAACACCCACAGATACAGCAGCCACCAGGATAAGTGCTGATGATAGAACTTCCATGCCATAAATATAAGATAATTGCTTAGTTCTAAGCGTTTCTATCTCTAAAATACCCCTAATACACCCCTAATCTAGTTAAGAATAACTAACAAAAACCTTTGAAAATGGTGTGTTCTATCCCTAGGTATAGTTACTTGTATGCTGTGGATTGCGGTGGCGGGGGAATTAGCGGTGGCTGTAGGTTACTACAGGTTTTATTTTAAGTGCTGACCTGTAGGTTTGTTAAAAAAAGTGTGTGTACTATTTTAAATATTATGTAGTATATTGTATTACATGAAGGGGGTGAAATAAAATAGACTGGATGAACGCACCAACTAAAATAGCAAAAGAAGCAGGTCGTAATATAGGCGAAATCAAAGGCAGCAAAACCCTAAGTTTGCCTATATCCTACTGGGCATTGCTTGAGCAGATAAGATCGTATAAAGGATTCAAAAATGCGAATGAATCGCTTTGCTATGTAATAATGGAAAAGGCTAAAGATTTAGGTCTAGAAACAGGTTGAGTTTTGAACTATCAAAAAGCCAACTTGGACTACAGGCTACGGTAAAAGAA